CCCCCACACTCTTTATACGGACATTATTATGAAAACTGAAATCCTCAAGACAGCATCCTACGGCAACCGCACCATCAAGCTTTCCAAGCTCACGGTTCGTCCTGGCGGCCATGCGATCACCAAGTCGATCTACCGAGTGGAGACATTCTACAACGGTCGCCCCGCTTGTTCGGTTATGCCAACAAGCTTTAGCGAGGCGGATGAGCTGTACTTCAAGCCAAGCGCGTTTTGGTGCACTCAGCATAAGGGTCGCATCTTCTTTCATGAGGCGCAGTTCGCCCTTAACGAGCATTGGAAGGCGATGGCCGACCTGCCTCGTCTGGATGATGAGATCGAGGAGTACCTGGACGACGACGAGTGGATGGATCACCTGCCCTGCCGCCTGCCCCCTCTTTCGACTGAGGGTTTTAGACCGAAATAAAGGTTTACATTCGGTAAGAGTATGGTAGAATGGGTTCAACGGTTAACGGTTAACGGTTAATAGGAGAAAAGAATATGTACGAATTACGCATCTGGCTCGACGGCGACGCCTGGCTCCATCGCGAAGAACCTGAGTTCAAAAACGCGATGCAGACGAAGGCGGTCGGAGACTTTGACAAAGCTAAGGCTCTTGCCGACGCGGTATGGGCGGCAGACGGTTATGCTGAGATCTACGACGAGATGCAAGAGTGGGTCTACACTGGCGGCGACGACGTATGAGAACGTGGATAGCCAAAACCATTGACGGCCGCCAGGCGATTGTGTCTGGATTTACCGAGAGTGAGGCACGCCAAAAAGCTGAGAACGAATTGGGCTGGGGCGAGATCATAAGCTGGAGCGAAATGTAGAACAGAATTCTGCGGCGGGATTTGCTGCCCAATGCGGATAGTCCAAGGGAACCTCCCCTGGTTACGGGCCGCCCACACCGTGGATGACGTGGGCAACTAATTGTTTACATGATGTAAGAGTCATGGTAGAATGGTCTCAACAAAATGGAGATCAACATGAAAACGAAAAACCCCGTGGCGAAGTTTGCCAAACAGGTCAACAAGGCGCACGTCTTTAGAGACCGCAAAAAAGCAATGAAGCGAGGTGCTACCAAGCACAAAGGAGAATGGAAATGACGCCGTCACGGGGATGAAGCTGTGAGATCGTCGTCTAGGTACCACGGTTTACTTGTCAACTTGGGAGGTATATAGTGGTATCCCCTTGACGACACCAAGTGTCAGCGGATTACGGACAAAAAAATACCTCACTCGCGGCAAACGAATGAGGTATCAGGCGGGGGGCTTTGTCAAGTATGACAGAGCCCATTATACACACTAGGGCGAATAAGAACACGGGCGGCGGATGGTGGCAAGACAAAAGCAAGATGACCAGCTTACTCACGAATTCATGGAATCAATCCAATGGTTCCTGGATCACGACCTCAAGATAATCAAACTCAATCGGTACGGCAGCAGTAAAGACTGCAAGGCACCCGCCTCATTAGGATGGCGCGAGAATCCGGGACTGACTAAACGCCAGGCATACGCAGCGGTGAGAGCCGGCCACAATTTAGGGTGGGCACCAACAGGTGAACACCTCGTAATAGACGTCGATCTCCACGGCGATAAGAACGGCCTCAAAACATACGACAAATTTAAGCACATTCTGCCAGCTGAGCATTTGATCCCAAGGGTCGACTCATCGCGAGGCGGGTTCCACCTCTACTTCCGCAAAGATCCCGACACTCATATAGGAAGGCAGCGACTCAAACGCGAGTACGGAGTCGGTGTCGATATCATCGCGAATGGTATGGTCGTCATTCCATCATCGATTCACCCAGCAACGAAGCTACCGTATAAGTTCGCCAATACACCAGACGACATTCCCTTCTGGACCGACGAACTCAAAGACCTCCTCACCTTCACCCCCACGCATAACCAAACTACCGAACCGACATTGACCTCCGACGAGTTGGAGTTCTACCTGGACTGCTGTGACAACGAGGACCTCGACTACGAAGAATGGTTTGAGGTCGGTTGTGCTATCCACTTTGAGACAGGCGGCGAAGGGTTTGAGATCTTCGACGAATGGTCAGCACTCTCTGGCAAACATGATCCGGACATAACCATTACGAAGTGGGAGTCGATGGGCAATTACGGTGGCAGCCCAATTACCGGCGCGACCTTACAACGACACGCCAGGGAGAACGAAGACACGGCAGGCATGGTCAGTCAATATGAGGCCGCCAAAGATTTCGGCGCGATGCCAAAGGTACCGCGAGTTGATCAACGGAACAATGACCCCGAGGCTGAGTACGGCGGTCTAAGCATCATCGACCCCGCTGGTAAAAAGGCGAAGCAAACGGTCTGGTTCATGCGAGGGTTTATCCCCGCCGTCGGTCTAACGCTCTTCGTTGGTGAGACGAAGTCAGGCAAGTCTACGATCTCCGAGTTGATATATAGTCACGTCGTCGGACAAAAACCGTGGCCGGGTATGGCGGACGGGAATCACCGACCACCCCCGGGTAAAGTGCTATACTTCAACCTGGAGGATGCTCGCGAAACAGTGCTCTACCCAAGACTAGCGGCTTACGGTGTCAAGGAGTCAAGCCAACTACTACTAGGCGAAGGAACGGTTCACACGAAGAAGGGCAAGACTGAGTCATTCAACATCGGCAGGCACCTCGGCTATATGGAAGAGGCTCTCATAAACGACCCAGATATTAGGCTAATCGACCTCGATCCAATCAACAGTTTCATGCCGTCGGGTAACGCCATTGATTCTTATAACGACGCCACTCTCCGCTCCATCCTAGATCCGCTTCAACACCTCGCAATCAAATACAACGTCGCCATAGTCGCGAAGATGCACTACAGCAAAAACAGGCAAGGCGGATACTTTGATCCAGGTCGTATCGCGGGCGGCAGCGCGTTCCAGTCAACCGCTCGTATGATCCTGGCGGTGGCCAAGCATCCCACACTCGCACATCACTCTGTCATCCTCGCCGATCGGGGAAACCAGAAAGCGCGTGAGGCGGCCTACATCATTCAAACCGAGATGATAGACACCTCCGACCTCGTTGAATACGAAGAGCTGGACGAGAAATACTCCGGGTACAGTACCGATGGCGAATCCAAGTCGGTCGCCGTCGCCAGGTTCATGGACTACATCGAGGATAAGCCGGTTTACGATTGGGAGCGCGAATTCAACACGGCTCTGGCCGAAGCAAACGAGGGCGAGCTAATAGAAGCTCAAGACCAACTCATCAACATCGTCGAGGAGGCGGTACAACTCAAAGGATTGGAATACGCATACTGGACAGCTCCTGAGTTCGAGCACTTTATGCAAAACGTATCCAGCTACGGCGACACGACGATCAACAAAGCGAAGACCATTCTCAAGGATCGCGGTCGGCTTCACACTCAAAACGTTGCGGGTACTTGGTATCATTGGTTGGTCGACGATCTCACCGAGCCTGACGAGGTAGCAGTGTTTAATGCGGAGATGGAGAATAAGATCCGCCGCGAAGTGTTAACCCTCGACCAGGAAATCCTCGTCTACCTCGAAAGCAAATTCCCCATGGACACCAAATATGAGACACTGTACAAAGTGTTCGACAAGCACCCTAACGGATCCGTACAGAAGGCCTGCCAAAAACTAGTCAAAGACGGGACGGCGGACAGTCATAAAAAGCCGGGTAGCAATACTCGATATATAGGGGCGACGTAAACGAAGACCAAAGACAGCCTTTTTCTCATAATAACTATTTACCTTTGGAAATAATAAGCGTATAGTAGTTCCATCAATTAAACCAAACCAAACAAGAGCGGCGACACATGACAGACGACAATGACGGAATAGAGATATTCTGCGGGGACTCACTCGAAGTTCTATCCGCAATGAGCAATGAGATTGACTTGGTCTTCGGTGATATACCGTATCCAGGCATGACCATCCACGACGGATCTACCAAGAAACTGAGCGACAAAGGTTGGTTCCAAGAGTTCGGCGATCTCGCATTCTTCGTTGAGCAGGCACTCACTAAGACAGGCGTCATGGCGATCCTACTCAACTCCAAAGAGTCAGTGAGGTTCCGCTACGAGTTTGTAAATCATGTGCAGAAAACGACCGGCATGGTTTTAGTGGACGAGATCATGTGGCTCAAGCCGTCTATCATTCCAGGCCGAGCCGGTAAAGGCACGTCCAAATTCCGCCAAGCATTCGATCCAGTATTGATCTTCGCAAAGAATCCCAAGGACTTCACCTTCAACGCGGTCAACATCGACGGCGAAGACATGCGCGAGATGAATGGCTACTCACGGATGCACGTCAACATATTCCGAGGTATGTCCGGGAAAGATGCTGACTACGTTCAAGCCAAAAAGGATACGGACTCCGATCACAAAGGCCGATGTCCTGAGAAGCTCGTCCAATATCTGGTCAGCATGTATACCAACGAACTCGATTATGTGTGCGATCCATTCCTCGGTAGCGGCACAACCGCCGCCGCTTGTAAACGTCTCAACCGGGATTGCCTCGGTATTGACATCAACCCCGACAACATCAAACTGGCGAAGGCCTACGTAAGGAGCGTGAAGTGAAGACACTACTACTGACCCTCGGTCACAACTCAACAGCATGCGTCATCGATAACGATACGCGTAAAATCATCGGCTACGAAGAAGAACGACTCACTCAAATCAAAGGCGACAGCTCATTCCCCGAGATGGCGATCCTGGAGATTGGCCGACACATCGATCTCAACACGATTGATACGTACATGATCTCGCATTGGTTTGATAACTTCGACATCAACAAGGTCACGAAATACTGGGATCCCGTTACGCTCTACGCTTTGGTATCCAATGCCGTCTATTACAATCCTGGTCTCAGTCATCATGACATGCATGCGTACAGCGCCTTAGCATTCGCCGAGAACTTCACCACCGTCGACAACACATGGCACACCTTGGTAGTGGATGGGTTCGGCAACAACCAGGAAGTCATTAGTCTATATAAGTACGTAGGCGGTCATCCCGAATTATCCCTCGTACGACGAGCTCGCGGTTACAACTTCTCGCTTGGATTGATGTTTCAGTATGCGGCAGAGTCCTGCAACATGCATCCACATCACGATGTCTATAAATTCCTCGGGTACCGTTCCAAGATTATGGAGAAGGAGACGCCGTACTTGAATGAGGTCGCCAGGCGATTAGCTGCTCCTATCCTCCAACGAATTAATGTGAGTGACAGCGCCAACGATGTGGTCAAGCACGATCAACTCATCGACTACCTCGACCTGGAAGCGACGAAGAATTACTGGCGCATCACGTTTGAGGAGTTTAATGGTGACCGGATCAAGATCGGCTATCTCATCCAAGCGATACTAGAATTGGTGGTGCTCGACATCGTAAGGGTATGGGGAGTCAAGAAATTAATGGTAGCAGGCGGCACATTCTACAACGTCCGTCTCAACCACAAGCTGGCCGACAAGTTGGAGAGGTTCTGCCCAATGCCTCTGGCCGGTGATCAAGGCGGAGCACTCGGCGCGTACCGATACACGGTCGGCCGGAAGGGGATTGAGTTCGGCAACTTATGTTGGGGACCGAGGCGTCCGCTTATCGATACCGTTCTTTCACCCCCGCGGTTCCAGACAGTCAAGTCATTCAAAGGCGCGATGCCTCTTATCCGCAACGCGTTAGATCAAGGCCTGATCGTCAATGTGGTGAGACCCGATATGGAATTCGGACCTCGAGCATTATGCCGTACCTCGACATTGGCTCGGCCAACCAAGTTCCACGTCAGTGCGATCAACACTTATAACGGCAGAGACACGGTGATGCCAATGGCCCCCGCCGTTTCATACGGCAAGGCGATGGACCTGTTCCACGTCGAAGACTTGCTCAAGGTACCTGGCTCCGATCGGTTTATGATCGTGGCGCATGAGTATAAGTCACTCGACCCCGAAGGATTCCGAGGCGCAGCGCTTGAAGATGAAGGCGCATGGACTGGTCGACCTCAAATCGTGACGGCCTTGGAAGATCCTACTCTCCAACAGCTACTCGAGGAAGTCAAGTGGGATTGCGTAATCAACACCAGCTTCAACGGTCACGGCGTTCCCATAGTGTTTACCCGCAAACAGGCGATGACACTTCATTGGAAATGGTTGGGGATCCAGGAAGAAATAGAAGGGCCTGACTTCGTAACCTTCTACTGCATCGATGAGTAGGCGGTACCTTGAAGACGCCATTCGCCTTTCAACGGTCTACTGTCCGATGGCTCAAGTCTCGCGACGTCGCAATCATCGGTCACGAGATGGGGCTAGGCAAGACCTTCTGCGCGACCATGGCCATGGACGTCCCAGCGATTATCGCATGTCCCGCGTTTTTGATTTACAACTGGTACGACGAAGCTATCGAATACGGGTACACTGCTACCATAGTCCGAGAACAGGCGGACCTATTCAAAGACGTGGACGTGTTCATCATGTCGTTCCACTTCTTGGTCAACTTAGATTTAGCAGTCGTAGACGCGGCACAGTTTATAGTCGACGAATTCCACTACGGGAAAAGCTTAGATGCCAAACGCACCCAAGCAATGCTCGTAGAGATCGAGTGCACCCCTCGAGTATTTGTGCTGTCTGGTACCCCTATACCTTCCCGGCCCGTGGAGATCTACCCCATCTTGGACGCCTTTGGGATTTTCGATCGAGGGTACTATAGCTTTGTTCACACCTACTGCGATGCGAAGACGACGCGATACGGTTTGGACGTCAATGGCGCAAGCAACCTGGAGCAGTTGGCGGATCTAATCGCACCGCACATGATACGGTACACCAAGAAACAAGTGCTGCCGGAATTACCAGAGAAAATCTACCGAGTCGTATCACTCGACATCGCCCTACCGCCGGAGGAGTTGGAGTATAAGGTAGACCAGTTCAAGCATGTGAATCCAGACGTTGCCTTCGATACACTGTCAACGGTAATGCGGATCCACGCCATGGTGAAGTATCCACACGTATGCGAGATCGTGGATCACTACCTCCAGGTCGAAGACAAGTTGATTGTGTTTGGCCACCACCGGGAAGAGATGCTGCTCCCCTTGATTGAGCGATATGGCGACTTCAATCCAGCCCAAATCATCGGCGGCATGTCAGCAATAAAGAAAAAAGAACAAGAATATAAGTTCCAAAATGACCCTACGTGCCGTATAATTGTCATTGGCATTTTGGCCGGAGGAGTAGGCCTTACACTAACGGCGGCGAGTCGAGTTATCTTAGCAGAATCCAGTTGGGTTCCAGGTAACATAGACCAGGCCGCAGACCGAGCACACCGCATCGGTCAACTAAGCACCGTCAATGTTGATCTCATAACGATCCGCGGATCTATCGATGAGTACCAACTGCGACGAGCACTCGAGAAGTTAGAAATTATAAATCAATTGATTAAGGAGACACCATTAATGTCGGATAATATACGTGAATCGTTGGAAGCTATCAAGGCTGACATCGAAGGGTTGATCGAAAGTCTGCCCGAAGAAGAGAGCGGCGAAGAAGAAACCAAACCGACTCGCCGTCGTCGTGGCAAAAAGGCCGATGATGCTGAAGCTGAAGAAAAGCCCAAGCGCACTCGCCGTAGCCGCAAGGCAGTGAAGGAAGACGAGGACGAAGATGAGTCTGAAGAAGATGAGTCTGAAGAGGACGAAGACGAGGAGGAAGAAGCTCCTAAGAAACGCACTCGCCGAGCTCGTGGTAAGAAGGCCGATGACGACGAAGCTGAAGAAAAGCCGAAGCGCCGTCGCCGCGGTAAAGCCGCCGCTGAAGAAGAGGACGAAGAGGAAGAGGAAGAAAAGCCTGCTCCTAAAAAGCGTGCCACCCGTAAAAAGGCTGCCGCTAAAGAAGAGTCCCCCTTCGATAAGGTCCGTCGTCTCTCCTCTGAGATGATGAAGGCAACAAGCCGTGCCGATCTGGTCGACCTACTCGGTGACTTCGAAGTGAAGAAAGTGAGTGAGCTTGAAGAAGGCGACTACGATGAGTTCTGCGTAGAAGCTCAAGCTGCAATCGACGACGCATAATAATAAGTGGGGGTGCACGAACGGCCCCCTATAATTATTCCCCCTAGGAGATCCAAATGAGTCACGCGTTTTTCTCACCATCGGCATCCAGTCGTTGGTTATCATGTACCGCTTCCATGACCATCGACACTCGCCACCTGGTACGTAAGTCAGGCTACGCGGCGGAATTGGGTACAGCACTTCACGAAGCATCCGAATTAATTCTCAACAAGACGGTCACCCCCGCCAAGGTGGTTGGCCACATGTTGAATGGAATAAAGATCGAGCGAGAGCCGATCCAGAAAATTGTAGTTCCGTATGTCAACTGGGTCAAAACATTATACGACCCCAAGACAGACGAAGTCGCCACCGAGCAAAAGGCGTATGTCACCGACGAGTGTTGGGGAACGGCAGACTTCGTGATCCTGGCCGACAACGGCGATGGAACCTGGACGTTGAAAGTCATTGACCTCAAGACGGGAGCAGGTAACAAAGTCTCGCCGGTCGACAACACCCAACTGCTGACTTACGCATTGGGAATGTATCTGGACCTCAAGCTCACACATGAGATCACCAAGGTCGAGGTGGGGATTTGCCAACCACCATTTGATGTGTACGCTCTCAAGTCCGTGACCGTCAAGGAGTTGGAAGCACACCACGAGAGAATCCTGAATGCGATCAACGCAGTTGAGATAGGTGAGACTGAGTATGTGCCGAGCGAGTCCTCCTGCCAATGGTGTCCGGCATCGAGCCTATGTCCCAAACTGAATGACGTGGCGAGTGAAGCCGCGAAGATTGACTTCGAGAAAGTACCGAAGACTGGCATCAAAATGCTAGCCCAACAAATGGAGTGGGTTCCACTGCTGAAGATATTCATCAAGGCGGTCGAGGAGGAGGCCAACACCCGGTTGATGGCTGGTAAGAATGTCAAGGGATTCAAGGTGGTTGCTGGCCGGAACTCACGCCAATGGAAACTGAAGCAGCCCGCTCTGGAGAAGAAGCTCCAGGCAATGAAGATCCCCAAGACGTGGTGGTACAAGCAGGATTTCCTGTCACCTCCCCAGATGGAGGCGATGCTGAAGGAGAAGGGCAAGGACTCCGACATCACCAAGCTCATCAAGCTGGTACCTGGTGGGCCGACTGTGGCACGGGAGGATGACAAACGACCTCCGCTGGATCCCAATCAGGCGGCTAAAAAGGACTTCGCAAAGTAGGAAAATAAGTGAAAATAGTTAGCAAAAAAGGTTTACATGATGAAACAGATACAGCATAATGGTTTCATCGGGTGAGGGAATGATCCTAAACCCAAAACAGGAAGGAACCAAAATGAAAAACTTAAACGAAATGACTATCGCCGAATTGACCGCAACTTACAATGAACTGAGCGGCAAGAGCGTGAAGAAAGTTGACAGCAAAGCTAAAGGCATTGCCAAGATCGAGAAGCTGATCGCCGAGCAGGCTCCTAAGAAGCCAGCCAAGCCAGCCAAAGTGAAGAAAGTCAAGACTGAAGGCGAGCGCAAAATCGCTGAAGCCGACGCAGAACGTCAAGGCAAAGTCCTGGAACTGCTTCGCAAAGGTGAGCACTCAATCAAAGGTTTGCAAGCTATATTCAACACGACTTACAAGAACATCACCGGCAACCTGTTCTACATTCGCAAAGGTAAAGGCGAGACAATGGTTGAAGGCGAAGAGCTGGTCCGCCGCCGTGAAGGTATGACTTCCTTCTACAGCATTGTTGAAGAGGCCTAACAATTAACTGGGGACTTCGGTCCCCTTCATCCGTGCACCACATAGGAGATCTACTATGGCACAAGGCGACAAACGCCGGCACACGCCGGAATTCCGCGGGAGCTATGTCCATCTGGCCAAGCCCTCAAAAATAGACGAGGACTCGGATCCCCGTTATAGCATACTCATCGTGCTGGACGAAGACGATGATGATCAAATGGATTACCTGGAATCACTCGAAGATTGGATCCAGGAAGTAGCTGAAGAAGAATGGGGCGATGTTCCCAAGCGACTGAAGATGCCGATCCGCGAAGGTGGTGATTTTGATTCTGACGACTTCGAAGGTAAGGTCGTATTGAACGTTTCATCCGCTCGCAAACCTGGTATAGTGGACTCCGAACTGGAGGCGATTGATGAGATGGACCAAGCCCAAGAGTTGTACAGCGGCGCGTGGTACAAAGTCTCGATTCGTCCCTACGCTTGGAACCACAAAACAGGTGGCAAGGGTGTAAGCTTCGCACTAGACAATGTTATGAAGATCCGTGATGATGAGCCCCTTGGCGGTTCCGCTCCTCGCGCTGAAGATGACTTTGCCGATATGAAATCCGCTGGACGTAAGAAATCCCGCAAAAAGGGTCGTCGCTAAGGCGACCCAAAACCCCGCCAACTAAGGAGAATATCCCATGGCAAAAGCAACAAAGAAGAAAGCAACTCCTAAAGCGAAAGCCGAAGAAGCAACTGTACCGTCTAAGCTGGTACCTGCCAAGAAGTCTGGCAAGTCACCCGCAGACGACAACGCATTGGTAGCACAGGCCGCTACTATGATTCAGTCTCACAGCGGTAACGAGTTCGTATCAAAAGGTAAGCTCAACACCTACCTGGTACACATCGTTGGTGTTGCTGCCGATACTGAAGAAGCTCGCGTGATGGTTGCCAACGCGTTTGACGCCGGCTCACTGAAGGCTGCGTAAGTATGACGTCTCCTCTCTATCTCGTCAAGGAACAACATCAGCATTTTGGTATTGCATACGACGGAGCTCCTCGTGAGTTGTCCGTGGAAGAGTCGCGATTCCGCACGTGTTGCATGATGGAAGAAGTAACAGAGTACATGGTCGCCAGCTCGCTGGAAGATCAGTACGACGCCCTCTTAGACCTTTTGGTATTTACACTAGGCACAATGGAGCGGCAGGGCTTTCCCCTTGACGGGATAGTAGAGGTGATCTCTGCTAACATGCTAAAAGAGATTGGACCCAATTCCGATAAGCGAGGAGGGTTCGAGCTTGACCTCAAAAAACCAGATGGATGGGAGCCGCCAGATCTACAGGCAGTTCTCGACAATGCTCTTATAAGAGCCGTGAAAGGAGTGGACGAATGATTATCTTAGAAGGACCTGACGGCATGGGGAAATCTACCCTAGCCAAATACATCGCAGGCCGGTTGAGCTGGACAGTGAATGAGATTGGGAAGTCACCTGGTGGACCCGACCAGGTAAGAGAATACGCCGACCGATGTGTCGCGTTATCCTCCGCCCAAATCGTTCAAGACCGAGTCACGCAAATAAGTGAGTGGATATACGGGAAGACATTCGACCGCCCCTCATTGACGGACGCTGAGTTCCTCGAATGGCAGAGGAAGATGCTACTCCAAAACCCGGTAGTCATTTACTGCCGAGTCAACGACTTAAGCAAGGTCACTCAAACTCGCGAAGAGTATGACACCGAAGAAACGATCCAACGGATCAACGACAACCTTGATGTGCTACGCGACCGATACGACTCCGTAATGTGGGGCGGTCTATACGCCAAGCATCTCATCACCTACGACTACACAAACATGACACAGGAGGAATTGTATGAGCTCGTTCTTAGGCGTATATAGAGATTTGTTCGCGTATGGTCAACCGGTATCACCACGCGGCCAGAAAATACTAGAGCTGGAGAATTACCAGTTCACGATGGAACCTTACGAACGACTCACCACCTTTGAGGCACGAGGGTTGAACCTGCAATACTGCAAAGCGGAGTTCCTCTGGTACTTGGGCGGCGACCGATTTGATGAGTCCATCGCAGAGCACGCGATCATGTGGAAGAAGCTGAAGGACGTCGACGGTGGATTCAACTCGCAGTACGGCCAATACATTTTCGGTGACGCTCAGTTCCATTGGGTGTTGGATGAACTACGCCGCGACATCGATTCACGACGCGCCGTCATGGTCCTGCTCCAAGGTGACCACCTCCGCGAAGATAACGTTGACGTCGTGTGCACCTACGGCCTTGGCTTCCGGATCCGAAACAACAAGCTGAATATGAGCGTGACGATGCGAAGCAACGACGCCATCTTCGGTATGACCAACGACGTGTTCTGTTTCAGCATGATCCAGGAAATGGTGTTGGAGAATCTCAAGCGTATCTATCCAGATTTGGAGATGGGTACCTACTGTCATAAAGTGGACTCGCTCCATGTGTATGAGCGCCACTTCGAAATGCTGGAAATCTTGGTAACCGACGGTGAAAGGGGAATTTACAACATAGACATTCCCAGAGCATCCAGTTACCTCGATTTCCAGTTCCTACAAACCTCTCCTGGTCAACCGGCACCAGAGAATCTCCCCTTGGCACATTGGCTCACTCACAATGTCTAGGCCTTCCCACGACGAGTACTTCCTCGAGATGGCGAAGCTTGCAGCGACTCGCTCGACTTGTGCTCGACGCCAGGTCGGGTGTGTCCTGGTCAACAAGCGAAATCATGTCCTGGCAACCGGCTACAACGGTGTTGCCGCGGGGGTGCCTCACTGCATAGAGACCCCTTGCGCTGGAGCGACGGCCGCCTCGGGTGAATCACTTGACTTGTGCCAGGCGATACACGCGGAGGCGAATGCTCTCCTTCAATGCAAGGACGTGTTTGAGATCGAGACGGTTTACTGCACCGCAAGTCCGTGCGTTCACTGCACCAAGTTGTTGATGAACACCTCCGCCCGTGTCCTGGTTTTTGACGAGGTGTATCCCGGCGTAGGCCTCGACATGTGGCTGAGCTCCGACCCCGGCCGCTCCTTTCGGACACCTCAATTCCTCGTTTAGCTCCGCGACAATGTGAAATTACTTGAAATAAAGTGTTTACATTAGGTAACGGTGTGGTAGAATGGGTTCATCGATTGAGGAAGGCCTCATCGAACCAACTGATCAAGGAGATCATTATGTCAAACCTTAACGAAATGAACCACATTAACGAAGCACTCTCAAACGCTTTCTTCGATGTGGTTGAAGAAGAAGTCCGGACGGAATCCGGTTTGGTTATCCCCGGTAAGAAAGTAATCTGCCGCAAGGATGACAACACCCCTCTCGCGATAGTCGGCGACAAGTATAAGACGGTGACCAACGAGGAAGTATTCTCCTCCTTCACCAATATCCTGGCTCGCTCCGACATCAACCTGGAAGGTGCCGAGGTATCCACCGAGTTTAGTCACGGCGGCGCACGGACTTTTGCACAAATCATCTTCCCCTCTCACGAGATCAAGGTCGGTGACAAAGACGCAACCGCCCTCCGGGTAATTGCTCGCAACTCTTATGATGGATCCACAGCGTTCATTGTCCAGGCCGGCGGATACCGCTTCGTTTGTTCTAATGGCCAGATCATGGGTGACAACATCAGCTACTTCCACGGCAAGCACACTCCGAGCCTGGACGTGAAGATGGCGGCGGAACATATCTCAAATGTGCTGGACTCGTTTGAGAATTCCAAGGAGTGGTTTGAATCACTTCGCACCAAGACAGTGAACGATCCCCAAGCATACGCGTGTTTGGCCTTCGCTTCACGCAGCACCGAGGCGGCGCGAGTTGGTTATGTGGATCGCGAGGAAATGCCACGCAGCATGAGAATGTTGTTTGACTCCTGGTTGACTCACAAGAAGACAATGGGCAACAACGCTTGGTCACTGTATAACTGCATGACCGCTTTCTCCTCTCACTGGGGTGACGACAAGGACGAGCAACATGCGAATGCCGCATCCTCCAAGTTCCGCCGTGAAGATCGGATCCGCGAGACGCTTTCCTCAGCCCCTTGGTTGAAGATCGCAGCCTAACTAACCGGGGACTTCGGTCCCCCTCACTTTTGGAGTGCAAGTATGAGTCCGCAGGATTTCGAAAAGCTGTACCGAGCAGTACGTCATTTAGGCACCATCGACGAGGAGGCTCTGCAAAGGGCGTACATCGATTTAACGAAACACGAGAAGGGTTGCCTGACGGTGACAATCCAGTGCTTGGCGAAGATGGTCGAGTACGACTTGAAGCACTAATCCTTTACATTCGGACATTACCTGTAGTAGAATACTCATTCAATTCAAGGAGAATGAAAATGTCAACAGCCACTTTAAAGAAAATCCGTAAGTCACTCATGGAAACTCAAACCCTGGAACAACAATTCGGTGAGTCAACGGCCATCCACCCCCGCTGGAGTTGTTCAAGCTAATCAACAAAGGCTGGACGGTGAGAGCCTGGAACTCTGAATTTGAAAGAGCGGTGTGGGATCACGTTGCCGTCCCCTCATTGGGTTGGGATCCAGTTCCCTTTGAGCAATGGTTCGACACGATGTCGTTGGGTTATACGCACGCTCTGCCGGGGAAGCTAGAGAAGGCGGGCGAGGTCCTGGAGCTGGTCACCCAAAAGAACAAGAACGGCACCCGCCTCATTACCAAATTCTGCAAACCTCGTAAGCCAACCAAGAACAATCTTGCCGTCCGCAACAAGCCGGTCGACTTCCCGGAGGACTTCGAGTTATTCGGCGAGTACTGCGACGATGATGTCCGGGTAGAATGCGGTGTCTATAACGCGCTCCCACGCCCTCAGTTCCGAGTTGGTGAGCATATAACCTGGAGGACCACATGCAGGATGAACGAGTACGGTGTCAAGCTCGACATACCTGCAGTCATCGCGGTCCAAGAGATGCTGGATTACTGGCGGGAGAAACGGCTCGGCGACCTGGTCGAACTCACAGGCGGCGCGGTCCACACCGACGGACAACGAGACAAGGCACTCGCCTGGTTGGCGACCAAGGACTGTCATCTGGACGGGTACACCAAGGACGACTTAGCCGAAGCGTTGAAGCACGACATCGACCCCGACGCTCGTAAGTTCATACTCATCCGCCAGGAACTCAGTCAAGTCTCCACCAAGAAATACTCCGCGATGCTCAACGTCCAGTGGGGCGAGCGAACTCACAACAACATGGTTTACCACCGGGCGACGACAGGCCGGAACGGCGGATCGGGATTGCAGCTACACAACTTTCCCCGGGATGCGGTGAGCAAAGACATCAACGTGATCGAGCTCGCAATCGAGATGGTGATGAACCGTCAATACGTCGAGCTGCAGTTGGTGTTTGGTAATCCCATCGATGTCGCCAAGCAGTTACTCCGGGCGATGATCATACCGGACGACGGTGAGATCTTCTACTGCGCTGACTTCTCATCGGTCGAGAACATGGGGACGGTGTGGATTTGCCAGGATCCGGTCGGCCTTGAAGTGTTTGAAAACGGCGAGGATCAATACCGAGCTTTTGCCGCCAAGCAATTCAACATCAAAGCTGAGGACGTGAGCGACGTGATACGAACCGAGTCCAAGGCAACCATTCTCGGATCCATGTTCGGCGCCGGCTGGAAGACGATCTTTGCTACCAACCAGCAGAAGGGAATCCCGATGACTCAGCAACAGGCCAAGGACAACGTGAAAGAGTTCCGGGCTCAGTACGCCGTGACCTCCGAGTCCTGGTATGAACTGGCCGAAGTCGTGAAGGAGGTCGTGGAGCATCCCGGTCGGATGGTCGAGTACAAAGGCCTGAAGTTCAAGGTCAATGACGACTACCTCTGGATCCGCCTCCACTCTGGTCGGTTCCTGGCATACTACCACCCCAAGAATGAGTGGGTGATGACGCCGTGGAAGGAGAAGAAATACCAGCCGACCATCATGGGGTTGAACGGCAAACAGCAGTGGGTCCGTCAAACCATGACCCCTAGCAAGATCATTGAGAATATCGTCCAGGCGACCTGCCGTGATTTGTTGATGTACAGCCAAACCAATCTCCACGAAGCAGGGTTCCACGTCCTGTTGAATGTCCACGATGAAGTGCTCTCGAGCCAGGTGCCTGACTTCATGGAAATGGAGGAGTTCATCGAGATCATGGTCCGCATGCCGGACTGGGCTTACGGCCTGGAGCGGGCATTCCCCCTCAAAGCCGAGGGATACACCGCTCTGAGATACCGAAAATAAGTGAAAGTAATTGTTTACACGGTGTAATATTGTGGTAGAATGGTTACATGAGGTGAGGGGATGGACCCCACACCAGAGGAGAAAGCCAAATGCAAATGAATAACCAATACCACGCGGTAATCAATGTCCACGCTGGCGACATAGAGTTTTGCGATGTCACCATTGTTCACTCCGGTAGCTACGAAGAGTTCATCAGCGTCGAGACTCGTATGGCTCAGGATTGCGTGAACATGGCCAAGGAAGATTACTGCGGTCACCTCTACAAAGTAGAGACGGTCCACGGCGAGGAAGTGCTCCTCCCCGAAGGCCTGGTCGATTACTGCAACGACGACATACTAGCCGAGGAAGAAGCACCCTTCGGTTCAACTGAATCTCAATACTGGGCTTGGAGTTAATCATGGCTACGAAAAAGAAACGAGCAGCGTCGGTGATACCGTCTCGCAAGAAGTTCATACTGGCGGAATCGGACTACCCGAATATCCAGTCGATGTTGGACCGGGACCAGAAATTCGCAAGGATCTTCTCCATGGCGAAGGCGAATGGTCTCCCCGAGGATCTGGAACCTGGGTACACACGAGTGTATGAGAACAACGGCGACATGGGCATCGCGACCATGATGCTACCCGACACCAGCACGTGGAAAGAGTACCTGGACGATTGCGAAAAAGCTGTCGCTGAAATGATCATCAACGGTGAAAATCCCCGCGTCAAAGAGCTGGGTTTGGACACCATCAAAACCCCCAAGAAAGGAGTAAAGAAAGTGGCAAAGAAGAAAGAAGTACCGGCGCCGTCAACCGACGGAGTTGTAACACCCAAAGAAGGCGACGCGTTCCGGGCAACAGTCCGCAAACTCTGCGACTCGATGGGCTGGACTCTGACCGACGCGAGCAGCATGCTCACCGTGGAAGACGAGGACGGGGAAGATATCGCATCATGCATGTACAAGCGCGGCGGTAAGAATGGCGCGTGGAAGAAAGTTGCCGACGAGTTGGAGGTGCTGACATGAAAATGAAAGTCGACGATGTCATCGAGCGGTTCGGTGGCGTTGAGAAAATGTTGGCCAAGATGGAAGGCCTGGACCAGAGTTATCCCGCCGCCACGGTCGCGGTGTGGAAGTTCCGGCATGTGATACCAGACAATGCGATCGTGACGTTGATGTTGATCGACCGCAAGTTTGATCCCCGGGAATTTGGTTGGAAGCCAAGACTGAAGTAGCAGGCGTGATCGCAGTAGAGGAGCGCGTCAATCGGTGAGAGGCCGATTCGGCCAGCCGGCGGTGCCGATAAACACCGGCAGTGGGGGAAGGATGACACTCCTAGGGTCCGTCCCATCACCTGCGACCTCACCAGTTTACGGCTCGGGTTCTGCAAAAACCCGGCAAATCATTTGAAAATAAGTGAAATGAATTGTTTACATACGGTAATAACGTGGTAGAATGGGTTCATGAGGTGAGGGGATGGACTCCACACCGAACCAAAGGATCTACCAGATGGAATCAGCATACCAACAAGCAAAAGCGGTCATGGACCTGGACGACAATAACTACTGTGTCCCCGTGGCTCTGGCCCTCATCTCCGGCAAGTCTGCCCGCGACGTCAACTCCAGCCTAATGGCTAAAGGCCGCCGCCGTAAAGGTAAGGGTGTCCACAACGGAGACTGGAAAGCAGAGATGGACGAGATGGGAATCACCTACTCCAACGTCACCGAGAAATACTCCAAGAATGCTGGTGGCCGGACTGTCAAGTCGGTGGTCGAAGTGTTGGACCCCTCACGCAAGTTCCTGGTCACCGTCCGCGGTCACCTCCTCGCAGTCATCCACGGTAAAGTCGAAGACTGGTCCGAAGGTCGCAAGCATCGTGTAACCGAGATCCTCGAGATCGCCGAGAACGGGATCATCCAATCGAACTTCAAGCCGAAGGCTCGCAAGCAGCGTGACTCATCCAAGCTGGCCGGCCTCGAGCAACAGTTGTCAACCCTCTTCTACAAGAACGACGACCTGGCCTGGAACCAACGGCCGCATCGCATCACCATCACAGGGTCATGGGTCAAGGTCGAAGGCCAGTACATGTCAGCCTTGGTAGCCCAAACCAAGACGGGATACCGAGTCGCCTTCACTGGCAAGTCACGCCAACTGGCCTCGGACTTCGCACTCAAAACTGGTCTGGTCTCCAAGGATTCCAAGAGCTACGCACAGTTTGAGATCGGGATCCGCCAGTTGGACATGGTCCGCCAGATCGTAGTCGAGGAAGGGTTCTGGTCATAGAGCTCCTCCTCTCATCCTGGCGGGGGTTTACCCGCCGGGTTCTAAACGAGGGGCGTGAGGCGCTGAAAATAAGTGAAACTAATTGTTTACTTAACGTAATATCATGGTAGAATGGTTACATGAGGTGAGGGGATGGACCCCGCACCAACCAAAGGAAGAAGATCATGACAGCATTCAACAAAGCAGATTTTAACTGGGACGGCATGTACCTCACTTACACTGGCGACCAAGGCGACGCAGGTTACTACTACATCGCCAGCCCCAGGACTCACCCTTCACGAGTTGGTACTGCTCACAGCCTGTTCATCGCTCGCTTCAAGTATGGTCGCAAGCCTTGGAAGACATACGTCAACTTCATCACCAAGAACTTCACAGTTGAAGAGTGGTACGAGATCCAGCAAGACGGTACCGATCCAATGAAGGCGATGTCAAGTAAAGGTTTCATCCACTCCACCGAGAGACAGCTGATGAAGGAGTTCAACCTCAAAGCTACCTTCGCGAATGTCGCGGTAGCATGGACAATGTTCCACGAGCAACAAGCTGCACATTACGGCTAACCCAACCGGCCCCTTCGGGGGCCATGATCACGGAGATCGAGATGATTTTTGATTTAGAGAAACGGGCGATATGCGCCTCGGACGATTTCACCACCTGGTCCAAGCGAGACCTGCTGGAGGAGATCCAAGCACTCAAGCGAGATCACGTCAACGGCGGACCGGACGAGTCCGACCAGATCGCAGTCATCCGCAAGGAACTGGAGACACGAGCATGAAGGTCTACCACTACACCACCGGCGTCAAGCTCAAACTCATTAGAGAGTCATGCGAGTTGATACCAACCAACATCGGGATCCGCCGAGGGGAGAAGCCGGTCCTCTGGTTCTCCGCCCATCCCCGTCTTGAGCCTACTGCCCGCAAACTCCTGATGAGAAACCGGGACAGCGTCCTCCTCGAGTTGGACGACTACCGCCGATTTACCGAGGGGGCCTACCGCTTCCAGGTCGACTCGGACCGGTTGATCCCCTGGTCACTCCTCAAGCACCGAGCCGGGATGACCATGACCGCCGCCAAAAAGCTGGCCAAGGAGGGGAAGCGGCAGAAGGCCAAGGCCTCCGATTGGTACGGATCCTTGGAGCCCATTGACCTGGGCGAGATCGAGTTGTTGGAACGATGGGACGTCACGGCTCAGGCCTGGCGGGTGGTTGAAATCATTTGAAATGAAGTGTTTACTTATTGTAATAACATGGTAGAATGGTCTCAACGAATGAGGAGATACACCAATGAAATTATCGGACGCCAACAACGGACTAATCGGAATCCAGGCCAACATGAAGAAAGCCGGTGATTACGAAGCCGCCCTCAAGGTTGCCGAGGAAATGGTGTTAATCTCCTCCGACTCACTGGTCATTGTAGAAGCCGATGAGTGGGAAGGCCGGGTCGTTCTCTCAAGTGTAGCCGAGAGATATCAACGAGCCGAGTGGATCGACCTCTACAAAATGGCGAAAGCCGCCTGAAAATAAGTTAAAATAAGTGTTTACATAAGGTAAATACGTGGTAGAATGGTTACATGAGGTGAGGGGATGGACCCCACACCCAAACAAGGAAGAAGATGATGAGAAACCAAATGCACATAAGCCGCCTGATGGACCTGGTACGTGGAGCCGCAGCCGAGCAAGAGAACCTCAACGAAGATGGTAGCATCAACTGGGATTTCGTATCCGCTGATCTGCACATCGACACTGACGAAGCAAGCGACCGGATCGACAACGCGATCACACGGGTGGCACGTCAAAAAGAGCACAACGCCAAACTACTGGCATCATAACCCTACCGCCCCCACGGGGGCATTAACCACTTGATCAAGGAGATCAATATGTCAAACCGCAGACCTAACCAAAACTTCGATGAGTTCGGCTGGAAAGTCGGTGACATTCTCGTCTTTCAACGGACTCAAACGATGGTGTCGATTGCCGGCTCCAAGACAGTCTGGTACCGAGGCAAGGAAGTTTACCTGACCAATGTCGCAGAAGACCTTGGCATCCACCGAGCCACCGGCGTCGTCAACACTCGCACCGGTGAGAAGCTCCAGGAGGTGTACGACAACCTCCACCCAATAGCGGCATAACCCCAAACCCAACCGCCCCTTCGGGGGCATACGATCAAGGAGATCAACCATGGAAACCACAACCGTAGTGCAGCACGAACTCGGGCGGTTCATAGCCCAACTAGGCGAGGGCCCTCACGGGATCATCCCCACCAGCACTCAGTATGGCCAACTCATTTACAGCGAGATCGCTAGCCACTTCCCCGGCCGAGCATTCTCCCACGCGGGATACCTCCGCAAAGAGATCAAGCCGCGGAACTCGGTGTACATCGTGGTCATCCAGTTTGATGATGAGCATACACCCTCCTACTTCGTACGTACCACGGGCCTGGGAGGCCGCTACGTCGAGACACTCCCTAACCGGGTGATAGGCGAGTTTCTCAAAGCACTCATCGCACGTTCATAAATAACTCAGCCCCTACGGGGGCAATTCAAGGGGAAGTACAATGTTAATTCTGTCACGCCGCGTAGGCGAGGTCATTAAAATCGGGGACGATATCGAGATCACGATCTTGGGAGTCCACGGCAATCAGGCACGAATTGGTGTACAAGCGCCGAAAGAAGTGTCCGTTCACCGCGAGGAGATCTACGATAAGATTCAAGCTGGTGAGGATAAACCTGAAAAATAAGTGTTTACATTAGGTAAATACATGGTAGAATGGGTTCATGAGGTGAGGGGATGGACCCCGAACCAAACCAAGGAAATACGGATATGAAAGTTTACCAAATAGTTTTGAACAACGACGACGTCAACGAGATCAACTCTGGCGGCGAGTATCCAGCCAAGTATACAGCTTACCTGGATGCATCCATGAAGGGTGACATCGTCTCCTTTGGCCACTACGAGCACGTCGCCAATGTAGATACCACCGACCTGGACGACGCGTTCAAGGTGATGAATCGCTGGGCTCCTGAAGACGAAGATCGTGTTGAACGTCTGGCACCTCTCCACTCTTTAAGCGTTGGTGATATTCTGGAAACTAACGACGGTCACCGCCACTTGGTTGCAGGCTGCGGTTTCACTCAAATCACCCTTTAACTCAATCGCCCCTCCGGGGGCACAACTTGAAAATAAGTGAAATTAGTTGTTTACATTCGGTAACTATGTGGTAGAATGGTTACATGAGGTGAGGGGATGGACTCCGAACCAAACAAGGAAGGAAGGAAATGAAAATGTACGATATTCTCAGAGAGCGAGTCATCAAGGAATTGGAAGAGCTTCACAAACTGTCAAACGACTTCAACCTGAAGCGTGCGGTTATGAATGCCCAAGACCTGGACGACGGTGAACTCGACTCAATGGGTACCACCGACGCGGCCGACATGTGCGTCAGCCTCGCGGGAATTTAGCAAGACCACAATGATCAAGGAGATCAAAATGAAAAAGTCAATTATAGCAGTCGCTTTACTAGCCAGCATGAACGCTCAAGCCGAGTGGAACTTCGAATCAAAGGTTGACGCCTTTACCGACTCGGCTAAACACTCCGCATCGTCTATAGACCAAACAGGTGGGGAAACTTCCATCACAATGGGCCGATGTAGCGACGGAGATATGAGCGCCGTATACTCGGCAATCAAGTTCATCGGCGGAGACACCGCGAAAGTGATGTACCGCATCGACAGCGAACCGGCTGTCACCGAGTACTGGACCGTGGCTAGTAACAACACGGCGGTATTTGTGAAGAACTCTGAGACGTTTCTGAAGAGTTTACAGAGTGGTTCAAAGCTGACCATCCGCGTGTACAACTACCAGAACGTGGCTATCGACCGAACCGTCGACCTAACCGGCAGCTCCTCCGCCATCGACCAGTTGTTCGCAGCCTGCAACTCATAACCAACAACCGCGCCTGGCGGCTCCAGGCATGCTCCCCTAAGGAGGGAATTGTAATGAAAGCACTATTTGGAATAGTGGGTATCGGGCTCCTGGCTCTGAATACCGGGTGTGCCACCATCGTGGATGGAAGCACCGACGAGGTCTCGGTCAATACGACGGGATGCGGTAACGAAGATAAGTCGGAAGTTCAATGTACTTTAAAGAGCGGCGACCGAACTTATTACACCAAGGCACCAGGCACGGTGACGGTAGAGAAAAGCGCCAAAGCTCTGCACGTTCTGTGTGAATCCGGTGACGGGACCGAAGGGTCTACGGTAGTTCAATCATCGTACAGCGCCATGAACATCGGCAACGTATTGATTGGTGGAGGTGTGGGCATCATCGTGGACGCAGTGTCTGGGGCGATGTGGCATTACCCAAGTGAAGTTGTAGTACCAATGGATTGTCCTTCACAGGCACCTGAAACCAATGACGAAGGAGAGTCATAATGTTGGCTGTATCAATATGGATCGTAGCGGTACTTTGCGCCGGCGTCATAGCCTCAAACAAAAACCGTAGCGCGATTGGCTGGTGTCTGATAACAGTCTTCTTTCCAATCGCCATTCTCATCCTGCTCTGTTTGCAGCAGGTCCCTTATCGCACCACAACCGTAGGAGAGTCGTAATGTTGGGTATTCTACCTGATTACAACGGTGTCATCGACCGCACCGAATATTGGAAGTCACTGGCGGTGTTGTTCGTCGTATACTTTGTCAGCCTGTTCATAGGCGGCATGGTGGGCGCGAGCCTCGAAGAATACGACAGCTTGATAGGTGTGCTGAGCGTGTGGACAATCTACATGGGTCTTCATCTAATGTGCCAGATCGTGAAACGTGGGAACAGCGCCGGCTTGCCCAATTGGGGATCCTGGTTGATTGCACTACTCAGCTTTTGTTTCCCCCCGTTGATCATTATCGTGGGCCTGCTGAAGACCGACGTCTTAGCCAACTTCTAGCGACCTCGTATAAAAATAAATGTTTACTTGTAGGGACACCATGGTAGGATGGTGTCCCTAACTTAATAACCAACCGGATCCATCGTGGCCAAAGATACAGCGCAATCTAGACTTCATCGGAAGAACACATTGCGCGGACTCGTCCAGGTCAAAGTGTGGATACCGATCGGCGATAGATCTGAAATAACCGAGTTGGCAGCACGCAAACGAGCCGCCCATCTCAAAATGCTCGAGCAAGAAAAGGAACAGTCGCAGAATGACAATGCAGATTAAGCAGTTAATCGTCACCGAGCAAGAAGACGAGAAGCACATGTACACCATCCTCACCGAAGATAACCGAATGTTTGTTGGTGGCATCCACTCAAATCAGTGGGCCTGGATGGAGATTCCCCCTCCCACCGCAGAGAATACAAAGTTCCACGGTGAGTCACCTTTCCCCGATCAACCCAAGACCACCTACGATATGTCAACCAAAACAGAGATCCCGACGTCATGAAAATAAAAGTTATACGGTACTTCCAAGACGAGTTCGCAACCTCCGGCGTGATACTACTCGACGGCGAGTTCATGGGGCATGTCTTAGAGGATCCATTCCACGAAGTCAAGATACCTAACGAGACCAGAATCCCCGCCGGCACATACGAAGTTGAATTCCGCCAGCTCGGTCAAGGCTCGATGAATGACCGCTACGTCGATAAGTTCGGCTCTAATCATCACGGCATGTTGGAGCTTCAAGACGTTCCTGGTTTCACCTTTGTGTACATTCACATTGGAAACTTCGTCGCTGACACATCGGGTTGCTTGCTTATCGGATCCGACGTAATGCACCAGGACAATGAAGCCAACGCGATCACATCATCGACGTCAGCCTACAAGCCGTTCTACAAGGCAGTCAGCCACGCTTTGATCGACGATACCCCGGTCGATATTGAGATCGTGGACATGTATTCATGAGTGATGGGAGCCTGGTGGGGGCTTATAGGGTCACTATACCCCTGTATACCCCATTGGATCGAGGACAGAACGTCCCCTGTAGCTCCCCGTTCAACCAAATCCCGGTAGATGGTGGCCAGTTGAGCCCCCCATATCAGGTAGGAGTATCAACGGCTATGGACGGCTGTCCTTTAACCCTCAACCCGGGGCATTCCCTGGAGGAGATAACGATGAAAGAAGGCAGGATTATCACAGCCATCTGTATCGCAGCCGTCGGGCTCGTAATATTCTTTGCGAGCACAGCGGACGCAGCAGGGTTCCGTGAACAAGAGAGCTGGAAGTTTAGAACGCCGATGGAGCGGTCTGTACAATTGCAGGTGGAACAACACCGTCAACTGTATAACGGCCGGTACTTCAAAGGCTCCCACGCCGCTAAGTATCAAAACATCGATGTCCATATCGACAACGTTGATGCCGACGGTATGCAGTACCAGGAGATCACCAACATCGGCAACTCGAACCAGACGGTTAACGAGATCACCGGTGACGGGAACATGATCAATGTGGATGGTACGCAGGACTCCGCCGACCAGAACGGTCAGAATGGCGCGACCTGGGGAGATGGTTCAAATACTTCTCAACAGCAAGACAGCATGGGAGCAACTCTCAATGTTGAGTAGAAAACTATTGCCCATGGTAGCAGCTATCGCGTTGACAACAGGCTGCGCATCCCAAGATCAAATGTGGGATCTCAACGACCAAGCTCGTATCACCCCCGAGGATTACACGACCCCAATGGCCGACGCGATGCAGTGTTCTGCTGAAACGCAGTTGGTAAAAGGTCGCGACTTCAGGCTCGGCATCGGTATTATCGGTGCTGAAGACGGGGTGTTCGATTATGAAAGCCAGGGAAAGTACACGCCAAACAGCGCGCATCACATGATGATCACCGCTCTCAAGGCAAGTGGCTTCCGGGTTATGAACCGTCTTGGCGAAGTCACGACGATGATGGAGTGGGAGAATGCCAAGTCGATGGACAAGCTTTTAGGCGATGGCAAATCCAACTACGTCGACGCACAACGTCCTATGAGAGATTACGATGGCGAGATTATCACTAACAAGATGGGCAACCAGGTTCCGGAAACCTACAAGAAAGAGATACGTCATCGCATCCTCACTCATGGTCAAATGCTGGGATCGACTCACTTACTCAGTGGGGCGATTACTCGACTTGACTTCGATACCAGTTCTGGCGGTTTTGAGTTATACGTTAACGGTGTTGGTGCTGGTAAACGTGTTTATCGCATGCTTATTGGCATGGACATGCATGTCACTAACACTATTACAGGAGAAATTGAATGGGCTAAGGCCTACGACAAACAATTCTTCGGTGTGGAAATAGCAGCTGGCGTATTCCGGATGATCGACGGTGAAATGGTTGACCTCAACACAGGCGTTGAAACAGGCGAGCCGATTCAAACAGGTGTACATTACCTGGTTGATTATATAGCTTACGACATGTCCCGAGAGTTTAGGGGCGTGGCTAAGTTCTGCGATGATAAGTTACCTCAACCAGAAGTGGAAGTTGAACACCACTCGGACGAAGTAGCACAACAAGATTCCTAGCATTTAGGATAGGGTGGCGACCTCCCGCCAAAACAATTGTTTTTAATCTTTGGAGATTTACATGAAAAAAGTAATACTTGGTTTGGCCGTAATGGCAATGAGTAGTTCAACACTGGCTGGTGGATTCGGTTGGCCTCCTATCTTCAGCGGCGGTGCGGCTGATTATGATATCGAGCAAACAACCACTGCTCCTCAGTTCGCACTGAACGTTGCAGACATCGGTCGCGCTACTCGCATTGAGCAAGTTGCTCAGAACGTGGGTAACCTCGCCGAAGTCAATGACCTGGACGGTACCGACGGTGGCCTGGATTCAGTCCAGTCTGTTGGCGAGATGCAGTTTGCTAAGAACGTTATCGAAGTCGGATACGTTTCAAACTCTATCGACCAAACCGCTAGTAACTTCGGCTCCAGCCTTACCGTTACCGGTGTGAATGGCGGCATTGACGCTACTCAAACTCAGAACGGTCTGCAACACGCGATCAACCAATTGGACATTCACGATCCAGTTTCAATTGATCAAATCGCCAGCAACAGCGGAAACAGCATCACGATCACGCTGCCTTCCTCTAACGTTGTTACGACTCAGTCAGTTGGCGCACCTCAGGTGGCAGGCAACTTCATGACTGTGGGTTATGTTGGTAACGTAGCACAGACCGCCGCGAACATCGGCAACGCTGTGTCTATCAACCCGGTAACTACTCCTTAAGGTAGGCGCCAGGTAAAACGGAAAGGGGCTCACAAGGTCCCTTTTTTATTTCATCAATAAGAGATACAGCTAATGAGTCAGTTTATAGTTTTGAAAGATTGCAATAACCACCAAAGCCCGTTCAAGATCGATGAGTTCATGAGCCAGCTGGTGGATAACCAACAACCATTATTCGGATGCGACCTGGCGTTCCTCCTGACGATGAAGCAGGCGGCGGAAGGATTAGGTATTCCCCAGACGCCTCAAGGTGCACAGCAATGGTTTGAGCACATGTCGGGTTTGATTGAAGTGATCCGCGGAGCGGGTATTGAATTGACGCCTCAGGCCCTTGGTGAAGCGTTGGCCAAGCCAGATCCTAAGGACACAGGCAAGAAGCCTAACTAGTCGAAGTCGTGATTTGATAGGGTGCCCGTTGCAGGCACCCTTTTTTTGACCTCATTTTTCTCGTGCCACTCCCTTCATCTTCTCGGCCATGCGCATAGTACCAAACCCAAGTAGGCCACCCAACATCGTGAGGAGGAGCGTGGTGTCAACCAGGGGCATCTTAAACCAGATACTAAAGATCGGTTGGATGAACACGGCGTACAACAATCCGAGGTTACATATCCACAAGGTCGCAGGCCTGGCGCCGGCCACGAAGATATTCTTATGAGCCGCGGCCTGTTGGTTAACCGCAATCTGAGCGATAGCGATTTCATTGGCGTGTTTCTCCGCCATGGTCGCCAGGTCGTGAGCTAGCTGAAGTTTGGTGTCAGCATCCGGAATGAATTTATCCAGTAACTCAGTTGCACCTTTTATAATTCCCTCAATCATCGGGGACGTCCTCGCAAGTTATGGTGTAGGGGAATGAGATCTGCAACCAGTTACTCTCGTCATCACTTCTAATCCAGATACGTTGACGTCTGTACTCGTCTTCCCACGTGACTTCGCAGAATTGAGTGAAGTAACAGCTGTTGAAAAACTTGACGTACACATTTCCCCGCTGGTCGTATCCTATTGTCGGGGTTATTACGCAATCCTCAGTTATAAGAAGCGGACCGCTCGCATTACTGAGGAGGGGCAATGCCAATAACAATACCAAGAATCTGTGCACGCTCTTTCTCCAAATCATTTTTAGCAGTTAGCAATTGTTTGTAGTACGCCATCTGCTGAGGGTTGAGTTCGCGAGTGTCCAATGATCTCAGTTCCATCTCCAACAGTTTGATGTTGGTATCTATGTGAGCGGCTTGCGCCTGTTCCCACGTGACGAACCGTTGTTCAATCGCAGTTTGTGAAGCGGTTATGTCGATCCCTTTGTCGATTATCCAGACCAGGCCACCAGCAATCGGTGAGAGAGCGATGACCCAGGCTGTTATAGCTTTTGGGGTTAACATAAATCCTCCTACTATGTGGCTACGGCGGCGACATTCAAACTGAAGGCGGCATCATCCCCGGTTGCGTTATTGCTTCCGGTCGATACCAAGATAGTGTTTATGCTAATCGCGTCAGCTTGCACGGTGAAGGGTTTGTTTCCTGCGGGAGTAACCCAAACCGTGGCGATTGGAATCAAATCGGCTTGTGAGAGAGCGCTAAAGGGTACGGTCACTTCGTACAAGCCTGCGCCTATCTTATTCACCACTGGAGGTATCAATCCGTCGTGAGACAAGACCGTACCGTCATCGTCGATCCGCATCATTTGGGACAGGTTGGCGTCGGTGCGAATTAAGATCTGTTCCAGCATGAGAGCCAGATCCCAAACTGGTACCGCCGGCTCGGCTGGATCGAGATACGCCGTCGTCGATACGTCGTTGGGGTCAATGCCTGCGATCAACAAAGCGGGAAGAATAGTTGGTGTCTCGGAGAAGACTTGTTGAAGAGCCAGCTTTGATACCGGTCGCTCCATAACGTAGTTGCCCACCTCGTTGAGATACGCTTCATGAGGTAGCAGCAAACCGTTATCGATTTGGAATCCAACCGCGGGCGCTGTCTCATTAGTCGACTTCAACAGGATGGCGTTCTGGTCCAGAAGTTGTGTCGTAACCAGTTGGCCTCGAACGTCCGGATCCGTGAGACCCAGGTCGCTGTTCTTCAGGTCCAAACCAAACTTGGTGCGAGTCCACTCATTCGCTATCAAATCCCGTGACGCCTGGTGATCACCCGACGTAAAGGTACCTGCGCCCAAGGTGGTTAGCTTCTCCTGACCATCCCAATACAGAGAGACCGGACCAAACTTAGTGCCGGCGATCATCGGTTTGAGGATGGCTCCTGTGGCGTCTAGTAGTCCAATAAGTAGGTTACCGTCCACATCAGTTCCGAAGGACGCACCACCGGAGGATCCGTATGCCCGGAAGTATCGTTCAATCGCAGACGCCGATGTGATATCGATGTTGGGACCGGTCGTAACAATCGGACCCGTCATGGTGCCGCCGGTCAGTTGAAGATACCGGGCATCACCTCTGGCGTCGTTGTGATATTGGGGATGGTCGTCAAAGTCGTCCCATCCGGTTAGGTCGTGGTGAGCAGTCATTAGCCTATCCTCTCAGTTATATCTTGCATTCGATGATTACCATCTTTTCTTTCCAGCCGTGTGGCTTGAATACTTTCATGAATCCGCGTCGTCCGATCATTTCCATCTGGACGCAACCGAAGCTAGCGCCTAGTTCGCGGAAGTTCTCCGTCATTGATCCCCAATCTTGGAGGCAAGTACCAGCTGCTCCAACTATCGATAAGCAGCGACCTGTCCTGTAGTGTTGGGTGTGGAATACTATGATCCCGATCTCAGCCCCCATCTCGTCGCATACCCACATGGCTGCGAACTGTTTGCCAAGGGTCGAGTACAAACCTTCTGGCGATTTCTCCTTGTCATCCTCCGCCAGCATGGTGAGGAACTTCATCAACCGGGCTTTATCCCGTACGTAGCAGTCAACCTGCTTAAATTTAAGAGCCATCTTTTAGATCATCCAATTCTTGTTGCATCCGCGTTGCCGTCCAGTCATCGGGTTTAATCGGAATATGTCAGGATATATGTCGTAGTCTTGAATGACGACCTGCTCGATTAGCGCCATGGACTCGGCAGGATCCACCACCTTGAGATTCTCCTTCAACCTCCGATCGGATGGAGACAGGAAGCGAGGTATCGCTGAGTTCCGAGTTTGGAGTGTACCTTGAGCCGTCGAACCGTTGGACGCCAGGAACCGGAACATATCCGTGTAGGTGTTATCGTTATTGGAGTTCCAGAAGTCTCCTGTGTAGAACGAGCTACCTGTAGCCGTGAGCTTGCCTGTGGTTATGAGGTTACCATCCGAAACCTCGACGGTCTTGGCGCCGTTGAACCAGAATTCGGGACCGCCATCCTTGTTCAAGAATATCCATGACTTGGAGAACGCACCGGAGGAAGTTAGCTGAGCGATTGTCGCTGTGCCATCGCTCCGGGCGTACATACCGACGCCGCCTTGACTATTGAAGGCTCGCATGTTCCGTTCGGTTGTGCCGGTGGAGGATGCCCGGAAGTTGTTGGTGGTTCGTAACTCGCTACCAAACGTCTTGATGCCGTTGATTGTTTGGTTACCGGTTAGCGCGACGTAGAGTGAAGCCGTGTGTTGGGTTACCGAGCTAGAACTTATTCTCGCGTTAGCGAATGTGCCCGAGGTAGTTTTGCTTGTAGCCAATGACGGGATCCTGGCGTCCGCCAATGTACCAGAAGTGATGTCATTTGCCGCCCAAGTCTTGTCATCAACGTAAGCCTTTCGAGCCGCGTCGGTGGTTGCGGTTGGAGTAGCTAGGTTGGTGATCTTCTTGCTGCCCATGGAAAGGGCGCCACTCATGGTGCCACCGGTTAGGAGCAATCTCGCGTTCAACGCTGTATTCAAATCCGTTTGGCTGGATAGCGTTCCGGTGATTGTGCCCCAAGCCGTTCCACCAACCAGGCCGTCGACATAGTTCTTGTTGGCTGCTTCGTTTCCAGCTGTAGGCGTTCCGACATTACCTATGGTGAAACCACCTGCGTTGATCTGGCCCGTCATCGTACCGCCGGACAGAGCTAGGAAGTTACCCTCGACCCAATCCTTCCGAGTGAGTGAAGCGGGTAACGCGGCTTGACCTGCTGTTTGAGTGACGCCTGCGCCAGAGATTAGAACGGTGTTGCCTTCGTCCTGGAACAGGTAGGAGTTTTGAGTTTCCAACACGTTGAAGTGGAGGAAGTTTCCAAAGGTGTCCCGTTGCTCGATCTGTATTGGGTTGATGCCGCCAGTCGTGAGAAGCGTCGTAGTCCTAGCGGCGAAGTTACCAACTGCTGTTGTGGCACCGTTGAAGATCTTGTTGCCGCTGATTGTTTGGTTACCAGTTAGACCGACATAAAGAGCGTTGGTGAATTGCGTCACACTTGATTGACTTATCCGCGCGTTAGCGAATGTGCCTGAGGTAATCTTGCTGGTTGCCAATGACGGGATACGAGCGGTGGCGAATGTACCAGAGGTGACCGAACTTGCCGCCCAAGTCTTGGCATCGACATAGTCCTTCCGAGTGAGGTGACTTGGACCAGTTGGGGGATTAGAACTTGACGCTATACCGCTGCCCATCGCGACGAAGTCGCCACCACCTGTTCGGAAGGTGTAGTTCTGAATATCGTCATCGACGTTGAATTCCAAGTAGTTGCCGAAGTCATTCTTAAACTGGATCGTTGTCCAAACCGTGTCATCCTCGGTATAGAAGCGGACGTCTTCGAACTTGGCGGTACCTTTAACCTGGAGGTTTCCAACAACATGGCCCGCGCCCTCGATCGTGACACTGTTGCTGAAGGTCTTATTCCCTCCAATTGTTTGGGCGTTGGTTAGGTCGACGTATAAGCCGTTCGTGTATTGCGTGACCGAGCTGGAACTTATCCGCGCGTTAGCGAATGTGCCCGAGGTAATCTTGCTCGTCGCCAGGTTGGGAATGCGTGCGGTACCGAATGAGCCGGTGGTAGTTTTGCTCGCATCCAGGTTGGGGATCTGCGCCGTGCTTGCTGTACCGAACAGGTCCGTGAAGTTGAGGGTACCTTCGAAGTAGTTCCCATCGGTTGTTTGTAAAACCGTGGTGCCGGCGTAAGGTCCGCCGCCTATCGTCACATCGCTCAGGTCGTTTAGATCGGTGACTAAGGAAGGCGTACCGGTTAGTTGAGAGTACGCGATACTCAGAGCGGCTTGGTGTTGAGTAACGTTGCTTTGACTTATCCGAGCATTCGTAAATGTACCAGAGGTAATCTTGCTAGTTGCTAAGGAAGGGATCCTGGCATCAACGAATACACCTGAGGTAATGTCATTAGCTGCCCAAGTCTTAGCATCGACGTAGGTCTTATTGGTCGCTTCATTTCCTGCGGTTGGAGTACCGAGGTTGCCAATCTTAAAGCCGCCCATGTTGAGGACTTTACTCGCCAGGATCTCAGCACTCGATAACCGGAGCACTTCATCGCTGTTACCGTAGAAGATAGTCGTACCTTCATTAGCGATCGCCATTCCTAACCAGTTACCGCCAGCGCCCGCATAACCAAACCACGCGTTGTCACCGAATGATCCGATGTAGGCGTTATCGCCCGTTGTCAAGACGGCGGTCATCGAACCACTAAGCGCTATGTCGGTGCCGTTCAACGTGCCAGTCATCGTGTCGCCGACTGTCGCTACACGACTATTTCGTTGGGTATCTACATAAGACTTCGTAGCAGCGTCGGTTGTGTTGATCGGACTTTGTAGGTTGTTGATCCGGTTGGTGTTCATGTTGATGGCGCCGGTCATGGTCGCCGTGCCATCCAGCCTTAGGTATTCAGAGAACTTCGCTATCAGGTCGAACTGGTTACCTAAGGTGCCGTTGATCGTGCCCCAGGTTGCGGTCGCCGCCGCACCACTTACCGCAGTATCCACATAGATCTTTCGAGCTGCATCACCAGTAGCCGTTGGATTAGCCAGGTTGGTGATTTTGCTGCCGCCCATCGACAAGGCGCCTGTCATCGTTCCACCTAAAAGAGGCAGCTTCGAGTTGAGCGAGTTGTTCAAGTCCGTCTGGTTAGAGAGGGTACCGGTTACCTGTCCCCAAACTGCGGTACCAACCGATCCGATAGGAGCGAAGCCTGCATCTACCTCACCTTTTCGTATGGCGTGGTTGGCATTAGTAGCCGCGACGGATAGGGCGAGGCTGCCACCAGCCATTATCACATTAGTGCCGCCGCCTGTGTCGAACCAGTATGCGGCCAGCGCGTCGTTGTTCGGGGAGAAGTTTAAAGTAGTAGCCCCGAGGAAGTTAGTCGTCCACAGCTTAATGTCCTCAAGACCGCCAGCGCCTGTGAACTTCATCGTAGTGCTGATACCCAACTCACCCTGCATCGTGCCACCGGTTAGAGGAAGGTACAGGTTTAGAGCTGCAACCAGATCCGCCTGATTAGTCAGCGTTCCTGTGATGTTTCCCCATACCGATCCACCAACCAGGCCGTCGACATACGACTTGTTAGCCGCTTCGTTACCGACCGTAGGTGTGGCTACACCCCCGATGATGTTGTTGTTCATATTCAACGTGCCGGTCATGGACCCGCCCGCGGTATTCAACTTGGCGTTTAAAGCATTTTGCAAATCCGTTTGATCGGACAGAGTACCAGCGATGCCGCCCCATATTGCCGTACCGCCAGCACCAGGAAAGATCACCGAATCGGTAACCGTGTTGATCTGCCAAAGGGGTACATCAACTCCGCCTTCCCTTTGATTAATCTGCCAGAGTAGAGGATCAGCGACGTCGACCCATATCATTCCGTCAATGGCGTATAAAGGTGGGATGGTACCGAGATGCTGAGAGTGTAGAGCATCTTCGCCTTGGTTTAGGAGGTTAGCAAGCTCCGTTCCCGATACCGAGTTTGGATCAATTATCGACCACTTAAATTGTGACACTTTCTAACTCCTATGCAAGGCCAACCGCGAACCAGTTGGCTTGATTAACGTTGGCACCGGTGCGGACCGTGAAACTCGAATTGGTGATGTTCCACACGACCACCGTGGCGAAATCCGCTATACTCGCCCCCGCGGTAGCTGTCACCGTATACGCGTTACCTGAAAAGGTTGATGGGAAGTTAACTGTTGTGGGACCAGTACCTGTTGTCACCACTCGACCCCACTGGATTTTGATAGGTCCGATTATACGCCATCCGTTCTGGGCGTTGACACCGTCGCCTATCGAGTTGTTGTCGACATACCGCTTGTTCGCTGCGTCCAAGTTGTTTGTGGGATCTGCCAGTTGGGTGACTTTGTTCGTTGTGCCCATGTTCAAATTGCCCGACATGGTGCCGCCTGTCTTGTTCACCCGAAGGTTGTCGGCGGTGTCCACATAGGTTTTGTTCGCGGCGTCCGACAAGGACGTTGGGTTGCCCAAGGATCGGATTTGCTGCAAGCCCATGTTCAACTGGCCGGTCATGGCTCCACCGGTGAGGTCCAGCTTCCTGGAATCCAATTGATCGATGGCGCCTTGAACGTTGGTAGCCGTCAGGTTGGAACCGGCTGGGTTGTATGTCACGAAGAAGGCGTCAACCGTAGAGCTGAATTTCGCAGTGCCCGTAGTAATGGTACCCACCTGGGCATCACCTTCACCTGGACTGACGTACATATTGAGAAGCCAGAATTCTGGATCGGTTGTGTCCAACCACAACATACCCGGCACGGCGTAAGACGGTCTAACCGATCCACCATGCTGTGAGTGGAGAGCAGCCTCGCCTTGGTTCAACCTATCGGCAAGCTGGGTACCTGACGTCGTGTTGGGGTCGATTGTTTGCCATTGAAATTGTGACATTATGAAGTTGCTCCTATTGTGCCGGGTATCGCCAGTGTCGCCGCCGGCGCGATTTGTTGATAGCCATGACCGTTGGCGATCCAGTTGATTGTCTTAGTACCGACGAAGACTAATTCGACGATGAACGAGAACCTGGTAACCGATACCACTCGGGCCGAGTCTACGTTGTCTTGGTCCTGCAAGGTCAGCGATACGTTGGGTGGTAGGTAGAACGGTGAGGGGTCCCCGTTCTCATTCGTAAAGAACACCTCCACGTTAGCCGTCGCCGTGGTCAACGATCCGCTTGAAGTTCGACCTGGTTGGGATACCACCATGTTCGCTGACTCTATGATCGGCGTAGTGTCTCCTGCGTCCAGTGACCGAATGACTAACCGGAATGCAAACCGGGCGCCAGCTACATCACGCACGTTGAACGGCAGCCATGGAGACCAGAGGAACTCGTTCTCATTCAGTGGATCGATGTTAGCAAGTATCAACCAATCCGCCATGGTGAAACCGTCGTCACTAGCGAATTGGAATTCAGGAACCACTTCCCATTGATCGGAAAGGAAGCCACCCGTAATCTCACCTCGACCGACGATATTGTCGATGATTCGAGTGATGAAGCTGGACTCGAGTAATGACACCGACTCGAAGTAGTAATACGCCAATTGGGTGGGATCGATTACCTGAAGCTCGTTCGCTCCGTTAATAGTACAGTTTGTTTTAGGTCCACCCCAAGGCCGATTCGGAGACCAGTTGAGCAGCAACGTTTCCTGGAGAATCTCAACACGGAAGAAGTCAACTTCACGTGGGGGTGTGATATCACCGATTGGGAGGATCGCCGTCCAGGGTGACGTGTCAAGATCCTGCTTCAGGCCAGTAGGTCCGACCGCCAGCACTCGGAAGAAGTAGGCTACATCGACGATGTCCTGGCCGTTGGCTCCGGCGATAGGCACGTCTTTGAAGAAGTAGTACTCATTCTTGGAGACGGTCGCGTCCAGCTGCCAGGACTGTCCACGCCACACGTAGATTTGATATTGCGATGTGACCGACGAGTCGTTCTTTTCCCAAAACAGTCGGACGCTTGTGTAGGGTATCCGATCGATGTACAGGAAGTTGACTGAGCCGTCCGAGTTGATCGGCTCCTGCCGTACCTTAAGACCCGTGACGTGCGGAGGCGCGACGTCTCTGTCCGGCGCGATCTTCACGCTCCATGGTGGAATGGGCCCGGTATCAGCGGAGTAGATAGGACGCGCCAGGTTGGTCAACGTTATCGTAGCGGTAAGATCCGGACCAGGTCTAACGTCCAGAACCAGGAAGTCATCGACTACGAAGTCTACGATCCCGTAGGAGAACAGGTCGCCGATGTCAGCGGTTATGCCGCCTGCGACCGTGACGGTGAATGGATCCACCTGGTTCGTTATCTCGTATGACTTAAGGGTGTTGCTGGTACCGTTCACCTCTCGCATACGGATGGAGTAGATACCCGGCGCGTTAGTGTCGAAGGGCTCTGATGCCGTGATGTTCTGGCCGCTAATACCGGTGACACGAGCCGGCGATCCTCCGATCTTGGCGATGTCTTGTTGGAGCTGTACGTAGTCACCGCGCTGGCAAACCAGATTCTCAAGATCCATGCTGATCGTGAAAGTCTCTTGACGAAGTATCGCCTGCGCCAGGTAGTAACGGCCGTCTCTCCATGCTTGGGTTGAGCGGGTAACACCGAAGAGCGGAATGTCTTCAAACTTATTTGAGTTCCCTGCGTCTTTACCGTCGGCGTAGACGATCACTTCCTTTTGCTGCCAATTGGCATCGGGGTCAACGAACTTGCAGCGAATGGCGTCCGGCGTGTCGATGAACGTCCGATTGCCGGAGAAACCCCACGAGTTGTGAGGCGTGATCAACTGGATAGGGACAGTGGGCTCAACGTCCCACGTCATGCGGTACACACCATCCTGGACGATCAACGCACCTCGAGCGGCGTTAGCCACCGACTTGGCGAGTTCCCATACAGTCGTTTGATAGTCGACGACCATGTCACACCGGAACATTGACTCATCGCTGTTCGGCGCCTTCTGGAAACAGAAGTTACCGAATTGTCGGAACGATTCCAGATCGATCTTGTCCATCTCGATAGGAGTAGGCGTAGCGGTACCAGTGAGAATATCCAAGATGATCCAGGCTGGACTAGAAGTAATGACCGTGTTGAATTGGCTTCCATTCCATACCGGGATTCTCGCGTTCGCCTGCATGTTGATCGTGCTGATCACACCGTTGAGCTGGTCGGTTGCTTTGACTCTCAGCTCCATAACGGTGTGAGGACGGTCGAACTCGAATGGCGCCTGATTGAGTATAGACCTAATAGCCGTCAACGTGCTGATGGACGCGCCGTAAAGTGAATCGTCCAAGTCAGGATCCGCGGTAGTTCGCTTTAACCGGAGCTCGTAAACCGCCGTCTCCGGGAAGTTCATCGTCATCATAACGGTGAAAGGCTGCGTAGTCTCGTCGCTAACCGTGAATGTGTACGGCGCGAATGTCAAAGCCGTGCCGGCGCTTGTGTAATCCGGGACGGGAGTGTATAAGCCTGTTCCCGCATTCACGCTATCTGGATTATCAAATCCAACAGGCTGCGAGTACTCGTATGGGACCGTGATCAAATCACCCAACAGCGGAGGCGAGATCGGGATGATAGCCGAAGGACCCGCAGGCACAAGCGAAGTGACCGTGTAGTTAGTACCGTTGATCCAGATAAGCGAGGCCGCAGGAATGTCTTGTGAGATAGTGCCAACCAACTCCTCCGATCCTTCGGGGAATCCGATCAAGGGGTTAGGCTGACCTGCCGCGTAAGTCGGATCGTAGTCGTCATCACCCCCGAACTCAGAGCCAATGAACAGGATCGTCGCGCCGTCCGCCGGATCACCTTCTGTTGGAAGCGACGTTGGGTTGCTACCGCCCTCATCAAGCTGTTGAAGAAATGCGCCGTAGTTGTAAGGACTTCCCCAGTTACCCCAACCAGAGTTGACTCGCACCTGGCGAGAGAAGTCGTAATCAATACTACCAAATCGCTGCCAGTCGACTTCACCCTCTTTGCGGAACTCAACGCTTAGGATAACCGACCGGACCAGCTTGTTGCCTTTCTTGCTCAGATCGAATAAACCCGTTGGGAAGGTGAAGTCGACTTGGGCACTGTCAGCCAGACCAGTTGAGCGTATGACTTCCTGCTGTGACTTCAACTCGACGCTGAAGTTCTCGGTGGATATATCCTTGGTGTATCTCGTCAAGGTGGATCCGTCCAGGACGTCTCTGCGAATATTGAATCCTAGCTCCTTATACTGACCGATAGGAGTCTCGCCGATTCGGATATCGTTGACGTTGATGTTGCCGTAACCGAGGTCCAGGAGCATGTACAGGTATTGGTCACGATCACCAACCGTCTGGATATACGGCTCCGCCAGATTGGCTGGCCAGATCCTGTGGCGACCATACACCCTGGTGACCGCGCCGTATGGGCGAGTAGAGTTACGCTGACCTTGAATCGACAAGGTGGGTGATTCGGTTCCGCCGCCTGACAGTGAGTCGGTGTTTAGACTCGGGGGTGGAAAGATTGCGTTGATCGCCAATGTGCCTGCGACCGAGATCGCGGCGGTGACGGCTAAGGTCGCCGTGACACCGGCACCCGCGCCAAGGATTAGGCCGGCGGCCCAAGGGGCGATAAAGGCGAGAGCGATAACCGCGATCAAGCGGAATATGTTTTTACCGCCTCCACCGTGAGCAACCGCAGCTATGAGTACGTGAGTACCGACGTCAGGCCTGTACTCCTCCCAAGTGCTTCGCTCAATGTGCATGCCTTCAACAAACACCTCGATATACTCGAGCATCTCGTATGGGACATCGACATCACGGACTAACTCTGCAACCGTCTTCGACTCGTTGTACGAAAGGATCTGCGTATCCTTATCGGATATCGCATGCGGACGAACTACTAACTGACCCATCGGTAAACTCCCTCAATTCTTCTGGCCCACTGGACGCTGTCGTATCTCTCCATGGCGGAGTTATGTCCAGGCAACGTGTGGATCATGTGATTCTGCGTCAATACCACGCCTACGTGGACGGGCATCCCTCTGATTCTGAATACCATCAAATCACCAGGCGCTCGGTCGTCGTAGTTGATATCGTCGAACTGTGTCTTATTATCTACGTACGCCTGATGCACACCCTTCAATTCCTCAACACTCTCATACGAGCCGTCAAGCTTTGGGATACGCTTACCAAATACACGATCCATGACCATGCAAGCAAGTCCCCAGCAATCGGATCCTTTCATGTCGCGACCTCTGTCCACGTATGGGATACCAATGAAATCGGATAAAGCGTGCATTAGAATAATCCTGGCGAGTTGTCGGGTGTGTATCGATCCCGGGGAAAGCGTTGGTTGAGAATGTCATTGGTGTATAACTCGCCTGAGACCTGGACGGCGTCATACGAGACATCGCGCAGGATCAGGTTGGTCAGCACCATCTCGGCTTCATTCGGACGGGAGTGCGCTATCAATGTCAGCGTCACTTCAGGCGGCGCGGTCAACTGGCGTATCTCGCTAATCAACTCGCGGTCCACGTTATCCATTATCAACTTGACTGAGGGTAGCTTCTCACCGTCTTCCGTATTCAATACGATGTTGAATGCCAGAGGCAGGTAGACTTGACCGTTAGCCGTAACCTCCACGTTGTTATTCACAAAGTGCTGGACGTCAGGTAGCAGGGTGATTGGGTTGATGTAATCCAGTTGAAGCAGGAAGAGGAACGCCTCTCCGCTCGATACCGAATTCATCTCCTCCAGTGAAGCTTGGTTGAAGTCACGACTCATGACATAGACTCCCACTGCATCGAGATCTTGTAGGTAGCACCGCCAACTTGCGATGTAGCCGGTGGACCTTTAAACCGCCAAACGGTGGGGAAGCCTGTGATAGGATCGTCGAAGTCAAACTCCAAGGTGCCGTTCTGCAATGTGATGTTGTAGAAGTCCAGGAAGATCGCGTAGTCAGCGTGAGGTACCCAAATCATACACTTCATATCCGTCATCGGTTGTGTAAACCGGCGGCGTTGTTTGATCGGACCCGTTTCCACATTGGTTCGGATATTCGTGTTCTGCTGTGATTGTCCGAACTCCCCAGTTTGTAAGAACTGCTGAAGTCCTGGTGGCCATGTTTCTGCCATGATCTATCTCCCTTTCCGCGATAGCCCGAAGCTACTGTTGAGTGACTTGTCGAATGAGCCATTACCCAAACCTTGGTTGACAGCCTTCGATATCATCACGTCTATTGTCATGCCGTCGGATGAAGTCGTTACCTCAGCCTCGTTTCCGGACTCGTTAATGATGTTGACGGTTACACCCCCGCCGCCACTCGCCTGGACACCGAGCTTACCGCCTTTGCCTCGCGTAAGCGGCATGATCGCCTCAGGTCCCGCCTCACCCATGAGGCCTGCGCCGTTCTTCATTGGGAAGACTGTCGGGCTGCTGACCACACCGCCTTTCGCGAAGGCAGTCATATTGCCATTCGACATGACGGCGCCATTCGCTGCAGGCGATAGCATCCCCGGGAACGCGCTAGTCAATGCGTTCATGATCTGCGTCTGGATAATGAGCTTGGCCAGATCCGCCAGGATGGATTCGGTCATATCCGAGAATGACTGCTCGCCTGTCAACGCGAAGTCAACGAACGCGGAGGACATTGCGCCGGCTGTTTTACGTGCCGCATCGGCGACCGCCTGCAGTTCCGCCGATGTCTTCGTGCCTCCTTCCTTGGCGGCCTTAGGCATGCCTTGGAATAGTGACCGCTGGACTTCGGCTAACTCTTCGTCCATCAACCCGAGGTCGGCTATAATCTTGGTCAACCAGAGCTCGTACTCTTTCAGGCCGATGGCGCCGGTTAGATATGCGTCGGCTAATACCTCGATTGATTCCTTGGCGCCCATTAACTCGGGTTGCGTGAGCTTCAAGAACTCCAGATGAGCGGCTTGCTTTACGCGAAGTATCTCGGCGGCTTCGGCGGCTCGTAGGTCAGCCTCCGCCTGTTCGTCCGTCGCGCCAGCTGCAACCAGGAGATGGTACTTCTCCAAAGCTATATTGATCTGGGTCTGGCGTTGTTCCTGTTCCGTGAGGTTCTTGTTCAACAATGTTTGAGCGGCCGCCCGCACGTCTCCGTCGGCCATCATGTCTTTGGTTATCTTAAGGAGTTTCTGCTCCTCTAGGATCAATGCCCTCATCGGTATCGCGGCAGCGTCAAGAGCTTCCTCTAACTCTTCAACCGTCTTCGCCCCTTTGCCTATCTCTTCACGAGGTATGACGTCGAGCTGTCGAGCCAATTCAACAAATACCGCCAAGCCTTTATTCAGCTTGCTCGCGAACACTTCACTCAATTCGCCTAACGCATCTTGTAATGCTTCGGCTCCTCGAACGGTGTCGTCTTCCAGGATGCCGCCTAGTTCCTTAGCTCGGTTGCGGAATTCCTGGAGACCAATGGATCCTTTGCGTAAGAGGTTGACCAAGGCTGCGCCTTCGGTGTCAAACGCTTTAAACGCCAATCGCAATTGTTCTTGGGAATCCTCGGTATTCGCTATGACATCGGCGTAGTCGTTCAACACATCGCCCAACGCTCGAGTTCGGCCTTGAGCGTTCTGCGTTTCAATGCCGTATTCCTTGAAGACCTTCGCCAGGACACCAGTCCCTTTGGCGGCTTCACCTACACGACGTGAGAAACGTTGAAGGCCGACGTCCAGGTTCCTGACATCAACGCCTGCCTGACCGGCTGCGAATCGTAGTTCCTGGAGTTCGGAGATACCGACGCCAATCTTATCGGCCGTCTTGCCGATCTCATCAGCTGCCCTAATCTGGCTTTTGATGAAGACGCCAACTGCGGCCGCGGCTGCGGCGAATGCGAGTGCACCTTTAGCGAGGGTTTTGCCGACGTCTGCGACTGATAGGCTTGTCTTCTTGCTTTGCTTGCTGGTTTCGTCCAGGCTTTTGTCCAGCTTGTCTAACTCGCGTTGAGCCGACTTGCTGTCCACCGTGATCTTGATTTCCGCTTCTCTGGCCACGACTAATCACCTCTTCTTTCTGTATACGTAACATCGAAGAGATAATCTTTATGAACATCTCAGCGGATCCTAGTAGATCAACTACTGCCGAGTATTCAATTATCTCCCCAATGCGTGGGGGTTCGCCTCCACTGGTTAGGACTAAATAATGCCTGTAGTAGTAGTCGACTTCACCATCTACTTCGGGCTTAAAGTCCAGGGGCGTGGGTTGCCCCTTCTTCTTCAACCGCTCCCAAAACTTTAAGCGGGTGCCGTGCTCAATTTCCCATCTGAAGGCGTCAAGGACTTTTTTACTGAAAGTTCCTGAGAGCGATGAAAGAAGTTAGACTCCATCATCGCGTTGCGCATTATAAATTCATACGCATACTCATCATCGCGGAGTAGAGACATCGCGTTCTCGACGGTGTACTCAATCTCCTGGTCTTCAATATTAAAGTTGGACCAACCAACCAGGATCGTACCGGGGATAGAACGTACATTCACCTCCCGGTAATCCTCGTCGGTCAACTCTTCGCGGCCCGTCTCGATCTTGATCTCTCCAATCGCCTTTTGTGTAGCTGCGATATGGATTGCTGAAGACGATCGGGCAATCTCCAATATGACACCGAAGAAATCCTTTTCCACGGTCTTTACGGCGTTTACTATTTTCATGCTTACCTCTTAAGCCGGAATGATATCGAACTGGAGAGTGTAATCATACGTTGGATCACGTAACGCGCGGAACGTACCATTCTGCATCATGAACTCGTCTTTCCCGGGGATAGGTTCCTCAAGAGTTTCGAATTTGCAGTAAGGCATGCTCATCACGATCGTGTTACCAACCGCATCCACCAGTGCAATGGAGAGTGAGAACGACTGCGATGCCCGGAAGAGGTTGTACGCCGAAAGATCTTCGAAGTAAATCTCAATGTCACCTGTTGGATCCAAGGTGAAGCTCGCCAGATCAATGGCGCCGAGTGTACCAATCGCTTTAGCCGGATTGATGTTGTTGTTGATAGACAGGTTCAACGTCATGAACTCAGTAGAGACCGGAAGGCCTGTTACTTCGATCGACGCCACGCTTGTCACGGAGTTCATTAACGAGTAAGATGCTACATCGGTAATCGTCTCACCCGCGATTGGCGTGATAGTCCCTTCGCTTGTCAAACCAATGATGTCCATGGAGCCGGTGAGAATTGCCGCCGTCTCGTAGTTGAATACCATCTGGCCGATCTCGCATCCTCGGAAGTAGAAGATACTCTCAACACCGCCGGAAGGCTCAACGCTCTTACGGAACGAGTATGTCTGAGCTGCTTCGGCTCCGTTGCGATATGACGCGGCATCGAATGAGACTGCGTCGCCTGCACCCACTGTTACCAGGTTGACGTCCGTCACGATCAGGTCGGTCGCGGTGGAGGACACCACTTGCTTCGGACCATTGTTAGCGGCGTCGGTGAATCCGCTCACGTTCACGAACATGTTAGGCGTGAGAGTGGAGAAGTCCACGGCGCCAGACGTCGTATAGGTATTGGTTCCCGAAGTGACTGAGACATCACTGCCGGACACATTGAGAACCGTCGGTGCGAGACCTTGGAGCAATGCGACTAGGAATGGAGACCACGCTTCGAATGTTAACTCGAAGGGGGTGGATCCGGTTGAGTCTTCGTCAACGGCAATCAAGTCGTCGGTTTGTCGGTCATTACGAATGGCTTCAGAAACCGCGGTTGCGATTTGGGTCTGAAGACCGTTACCCGTAACCGGCAACGACTGGAAAGTCGGTGTGACTGGGGTAGTACCAGGAGTTACCTCCTCGACATACGCCAGGTCCGTGCGGTTTGTTGAAGTTACCATTTGTGTATCCTCTCGCTAAGTAGCTTGAAATGGGATTGTTACGTTCATCTGAAACCAGTCGTTGCCGTCATCACCGATACGAAGAGTCTCACCAGCATAAAACCAGAGAGTGCTATTCACACCGAGATGCTTGTTCTCAAATATAGCGAGAAACTCATCGGCAAGTTCTTGGCTCAGTCTTGAACCTGTGTTGAGCAGCGTGAATATCTGCAACGATAAAATACCGTTGCGGGTCACGCCGTTCGGATCTGTTCCAAGAGTCCTGTTCTCACTATCAACCGGGATAATGATGAACCGAACCCATGGGTATTTTTGTGTTTCTTGAGGCACGTTGTCGTATGCGACGGTAGACGTACCGATCCATTGAGCTTCCATCGTACTCTGGAGGAGCTGCTCAATTTCTTCGTAGGTCATCGTCATTAGAACTTCTCCTTTTTAGCTTCTAGGCCTAAGCTCTTTTCAGCAAACTTCCTGGCGCCTGCAACCGAGATCTCAACAAAGGCTATCGGGGCTTTATCGCTCCAGCCGTCATTCAGCTTGGTCATGTAATCTATGTTCGACACCACAAAGTTGGGGTTGCCAAACTCAGTTCTCTGTAACGAACCTGGTCGGTTGAGCGGGTACGTCTTTTCACCTGGGGGTGGAACTTCATTAGACGGCTTCTTCGCCGTGGCGATCCAGGATGCTTGCGCTCGGCCGGTATCCTTAGGCGTGATATTAACCAGACGATTCCAGAGGTCGAGTGTAGTCTTGCGCTGGGCCTCCTCAACGAACTTCTCAATGCCGTCGATAGTGGACCGAATAAATGCGCCATCAAATTCAACGCTCATGTGTCATTACCTCGTCTAGCGTACACGTCCCATGATGCGTCCGCTGGATCCTCTTTTACTTTGTAGACCGTAAACTCCTTCGTCGTCTCGACTGTCAAGTAGTCATTCGGCTTTGGTTCCAATGACAACTCATTCTGCAATATCGTAATGACCACGTCGGTCGGTCTTACGTTACTATCGACAAGTTGTAAGGTCGTAGGATCGTTGAACACACCTCGGCTAAACGCTGATGTGTCTACCGTATCCACGACTCCTGTAACCGTGTTGTACTGACTATTGCCTCGACTGGTGAATTCAAATAGCTTGACCGCGTCCGCCAGATCCGTATCGAAGGCAATCCCCAAATCGGTTTGTATGTCGTCGCGCAGTCCCATTATCGTCTAACCAGTGGCTTAACTACCGCAGAGCCTTGAGTCAGTGAACAGTATCCACCAACCAGTGACGTGACTTCGGGGAATGGATCTTTCCATGTTCCCGTTGCAGACACCGCGTATGATTTCTTTGAGCTAACCGATCCAGCCGCAACATCAACCGATGCTAGTGGACCTAATCCGTCTTGGCGCTCCCACAATGATTCGCTCAATTGCGCGTTAGCCAATAGGCTGTTACCCTCTATCAATGCTTCCGGTGGGTTGGCTTGATCCGGTACTATGCAGAGATAAGTGGCGTCCATATACAATTTGCCCTGGACGAGAGCGGATTCCTTTTCTTCAGACGTTGCCGAATCCCAAGGCTCAACTGTCCCTAGGATCACATCGGCCTCCGCAACGGTGGCGTATGGTGTTACACTGGACAAAGCCATTATTCAACTCCCTTAACGAAGAAACGGCCGAGACCTCTTTGAAGTCCGGCCGCTTGTTTTGTGAATTTCATGAGAATCAGGTTAGCCCCAACTACGAGCCGTCCAACTCTCCGATGGTTTTGCCTTTAGCGGGCTTTTTCAAACTAGGCTTCTCAACCTTCTCAGCGGCTTTCTTCTTCTCCGCCTTCGCGCCTTCGGTTCGTGTCCAACCACCCTTTTCCATCGATGCTACCTGATGGATTGTGCAGTTACACTGTTTTCCGTCTTTGTATAATGTTGGCATTTCGTTTCTCTCCCGAGAGTGTTAAAAAGCGGGGGCCTGCGGAAGCACCCCCTAACCAAGAGCGGCGACTCTTAGAACTCGCGGAGCAGAGTCATGCGGCGTGGATCGTAAGCCGCGGCACCAACCAGGACGTCCAGAGACAGAGTCTCTTTCTTCGTGGTCATGTCGTAACCCTGTACTACTCGAATCGAGAAGCCGTTCGCGCTGACTACGCTTGAGGGCTTATCGGAAGGAGCATCCAACATTGGCATTGCGAAGCCGAGTGAACGGTCGTCCATGATCACACCGCGGCTCAACAGGTTGGTGGCACCAGAACCGATGACCGTAACGGCGGAACCGTCGGGGACAATCTCGGTGATGGGATCAACCAGTGGGATTGCGGTGGCGCCTGCCAATACCTGGCTGGCCACTTTCAATGGACGTCGTACGCC